GGAAGACCCAAATGAGGTCTTTTATCAAACATGTTGTCCTTAGCACCAGGTGTCTTACTATTATTGTAATGTAAAAATACTTGAATACATTCTTTTCCTTTAAATTTTTCTCGCCAATGCTCTAATTGACATCCAGAGTAAACAAGCATATCTCCTTGTTTTAAATCTACTTTAACACCTTTCATTCCTTCTTTACCTGATGGTTCTAAATAGATTGGCCAATCATCACCGCCTAAATTCATAGTAGTCGATATCTCACAGCTAAATCGATCTTTGTGTCTTTTAAGTTCATCACCTTTTTTATAAATTCTTGCATAAGTATATGCAGGATATAATTTTAATCCTGTTGCTTTTTCCATAACTGGTTGACACTTTAATAATAATGTTTCCATTGCTATATCTGAATATGAAGAATAAGTATTTGGGATTTGTTCATCTTGTCCTTCATAATAACCGAGTAAAGTTTCATATGGAGAAATGTATCTTGCTTGACGACAAGTATCAAATACTTGTTTTTTCATACTAAAATAATTTGCAACAAATGTGGCTAAATTTTTATCTATTGCTTTTCTAATAATTGTATATTTGTTTTTCTTAAACGACATCCTTAGCCATCTCTTTCGGTACAGCTTGAATGTTCCAATGTATAAATCTAAATGGTTCTACACCAAAATCGACTGCATATTCGTGTTCCATGTATCCTGGAAATATAATTAAGGTTCCTGGTTTAGGTTTAAAATGTACTAACTCTGTACCATGAAATATACCATTACCTGGTTTCATTTTTAATTTAGTTGACCTTGCACCTGTTCGTGGTTCATGAAATATTGGATAAGATGTTTTATCAGAACATTTTAAAAAATAAAATCCAGATACATGTTGATTCCAATGAATATGAGCTGAATGATGACCACCACCATTTTTAGCAAACTCTTGTACCCATAACTCACTAAACATAGTCGTATATTGTTGCATATCAAAACCTTGCCAATCTAAAAACTCCCAAGACTTTTGACCAATGTAATTTCTAAAATCTAAAAAATTATTATCCATTGTAAGTGGTGTTGAATGATAGGATCTTCCAAAGTCACCATGTTTTTTAATATAATCTTTTTCTCGTTTTTTAGCATCTTTAATATATTGATTAGATGCTTTGTTTAAGGATTTAACAAACTCTGGTTTGTCTTCAATCCATATTGGTGTTTTAAAATATTCTACTATTTGCATTATTTAAATGGATATCCAAGGTTCCACATAACCAACGAATATCTTACTCCTTTCGTTACTGGTTTAACTCTATGCCATACAAATGAAGGAAATACAATGATAGATCCTTTAGGTAATATTTCTTTTGCTTGTCTTAAATGTTTAGCTTCTTCTCTCATATGAGGATCATAATTTCTAAAATCAAATTCTAATTCACCACCTGTATATTCAGACCCGTCAGTTAACTGACAAGTCATCGAAAGCTTTCTTATTTTACCATGTTCTTGAGTATTAGGTTTATTGTAAGGTTTATCCCAAGAATCACAATGCCAATCATAGTATTGATTTAACTTATATTTTGTAAATTGACAAGACTCTGATCGATCCCAATCAAAATTCCAACCTGCAGCTCTATTTGCTTGATGAATATATGGGTGAAGTTCTTTATATATCCATGGATCATTGAGCCATACTAAATCAGAATTTCTTTTACGTTTCATATCCTTTATTTCTTGTTTACTAAGTTCTCTATCTCCATACCCACCAGTTCTAGCCATGGTTTCAGCTTGTGATAAACCATATCTAATAATGTCATCACATAATTTTGGTGGTATAGCTGATGTAAAATACCAATAATAATTAGATATATTCATAAGTTATTGTTTGTATAAAATTTAATGAATCTTTTTGATTATTTGAAATCACATACATATTTGTTGATGGAAACATGATAAACATATTATCCTTTAATTCTATATCCCAACTTCTTCCTTTTCTTCTATTGTCATCATAAAATATTCTCACAAAACATTTATTACTTTTAACACCATAAAGTAATGTGTAATCTGGTGAGTGTCGAAGATCCACTGGATCAATATTTAATAAAGGTTGTGATATTTGATTAGGTTTATAAATATCACCAAATGTTTTTTTATTCACTAATTGAAAACCATACTCTACATTTACATGTTCTCTCATATAAGTATTGAGCATGTCCCAAGTTCTCGAAAATGGAAACTCTTTAGCTGTAAATGTTGATTGTAAAATATCGCCTGATAATTGATCTCGGTCTATTTCAAAACCTTTAGGCATTGAAACATCACCGTAATATAAAGCTTGTTCTGTTAAAATTCTTTTTTGCATGCCACCAACATGACTGATATATTATGCTAATTGGTTTGTCAAATCCCAAGACTGACCATCTTCGTTCCATTGATAACCCCAAGAATGAGTCATAGCTGTATTTTGATCTTCTTGTTCTTGAGTTAATGCTGGTGCATCACCAATCGGTGACTTCCAAGATGCAGTTGCAATATGTTTTACCCATGAAGCATATGGTTTTTTAGGCCAAAAAATTTGATTGTCTTCATCCCAAGTATAACCTATACCTGCATAGTTTCCTCTTAATGGAGTTCCTCCACCTGAATGTTGATTACCTGCTGTATTGTATGAAGTTTGAATCCACATTTGTGCAGGCCAATTATTGTGTTGTTCTAAATATTGTTGACCTACTGCTTCGTCCTCAACTCCATCAGCATTAAGCATATCAGAATTATTCAAGGTTAATACTTGAATGACTTTTCCGTTCGCTCCTAGTTTTGCAAAATGTGCCATAATTATCTCCTATTATATATTATAAATTTTGTTCATTCAACTACTGGAATTTGTATCTTATTATTACTATACCAGAGCCACCATTAGAACCTGTATCACCACTAGCAGAAGCATACTGTCCTCCACCACCGCCTCCACCTTGGTTAGTACCTCCAGCAGCTCCATTAGCTCCACCATCAGGTCCTCCACCACCATAACCTCCGCCTCCAGATCCTCCAGAAGCTCTTGGTCCACTAGGTCCAAAACCAGGTGATCTAGATCCTCCACCACCACCACCTGCATATGTTACTGGTGATCCTGTAATAGAATTTGCTAAACCATTTCCTCCATTTCCACCTTTATTAGGAGTTGGAGAAGTACCACCTGTTGCTCCTGCTCCACCTCCACCACCACCATGACGTGTATTTGATGCGGGAGAAGGTGCTGATGGGCCTCCATTATTTCCTTGAGGTGGACTTACAGGAGGTGTATTTCCTGAACCTCCAGGGTTTACTCCACTTCCATCTGGACCTGCTCCACCTCCACCACCACCAGATCCACCTGATCTTCCTGTATTATCTCCAGGTGCAGGCCCATCATTACCTCCACCACCTCCACCACCACCTGTTGAAGTTATTCCTAAAGCTGATGAATCTGATCCTGAATTACCGAAATTGCTTGCTTGTGCTGTACCACCTGCACCGACAGTTATTGGATAGCCTTGAGTTGTAACAGGAATTCCTGAACAACCAGATGGATAATTTGTTCTGTGACCTCCGCCAGCTCCGCCACCCCCTGACACTGCTCCACCTGCTCCACCACCAGCAACAATTCTATAATCTACTGTTGCTAAAGCTCCTGACCCTTGAGTTACAGTAAAAGTTCCAGGACTTGTGAATGTATGAATTTTGTAATCTCCACAACAAGTTATTGTACCCCCTGTTGCTATTATGTAAGCAGCTACTACTTCTTTATCTGATTCTGCTCCAGTATTTACTACTTTCCAACCTCTTGTTCCATCTACGTAAACGAAAGTAATTGCAAAACCATTTTTTCCAATTACTAAATCAGAAGCATCTCCTTCTATATTAGATCCATTTCTACCAATTGTAATATTATTAGTTTGTGCAGTTTGTGCATAATCTGAAACTGCCACGATATCTCCTACAGAAGGTAAGGCAGGTAATGTAACTGTAATACCTCCACTAGTTGTATTTACAAAATATCCATTTCCTGAAACCGCTGTGAATGAAGCTGTCTTCGCAGTCGTATCCCAATTTACTGTACCTGTACGACCAAAACCTGTTTGTGATGCACCACACGCTAATGCAATCGAAGCACCACTTGAACCAATAGTAATATTAGAACCACATCTTGAAATAATGACATTGCCTGCAGCGTCTTTAACTGCAGCTGTTTTAAGATTAACTCCTGTTGCTACAACAATATCATCACCACTATCTCCCAAAGTAACTTGAGTACAATTTTGTTTTGGTGTTATCTTATTTACTTTTACTTCACTCATAATTTACCTATTGATATTTATACCTTATTATAACAATTCCGCTACCGCCAGCATAACCTTGACATCCAGGAGAGGTATTTCTTGTACCTGCACCACCTCCACCA